TAGGAAAATTATAGGAAAAATGACTGTAAAACTTTTACTCCTGAAATCTGGCGAAGACATTGTCGCAGATATTCAGGAAATGATTGTTGATGAAAAGGTTGTCGGTTACTACCTCAAGTATCCTTGTAGGGTAAAACTTGTTGCTGACATGACCCAAGTAGATGGAAATAGTAAAGTACCATCTAAAATTCAACTTCAACCATGGATGCCACTAAGTTCTGACAAAGTGATTCCTGTGGTTTCTGACTGGGTAGTTACAATTGCTGAACCAGTCAATCAATTAAAGAAAATGTATCAAGACGGAGTGGACCAGTATGAAGCTAGAGAATCTGAAAGTGTTAATCCTGATGAATCAACAGATTCTGTTAGCACAGATTGAAGAAGTAACCTGTGAACTTGGTGATCCTGATTGTAAAATGACGGAACCATTTATTTTAAGTGACGATTTGACCATGACATTACAACCTTGGTTGATTAATGTCACAACTGAAAATACATTTATGATTCACTCGGACAAAATCTTGACGATTACCGAACCCAATAGTAAACTGAAGGACAAATACGAGAGCCTGGTGAAGGAATGAGGGTGCCTATTATATCAAACTTCGCGATAAAAGTCAAACCCCTCGAAGGGCCCTTCTAGCCTTACTGTTAGGGCCCTTATCGCCCTTCATCCAGGAGTAATCCTGCCCCTTACGCTTACCTTCTGCGTATGCTCTTTTTAGAGACTCGCTTCTTTTGCGATTGCTTTCAGCAGAATGGATATTCGTTTTACCTTTTCGGTGAGACGGTTTGCCCTTTTTAGCAGCAGACATTTTCCTTTTAGTTTCTTCAGTATGACTGAAACCAGTGATTCCCTGTCCTCCTTTATCGCAGTTGTATCCCTCTTTGTAAGTGTTGTATAGCTCGATATAATGCTGCTCTCTTTCGTCTAAAAGGTCAGTCTCTTCAAGTGTGACGATTTTGAAAGTGTCCCTTGAATACTTTCGCAGAGCGTGGTATAATGGAGTCTCTACTCCCTTCTTTGCCTGTTGAAAGTGCTGATACACTCTTTGTGAAAGGCGTTGTTTAGTCTGCCCTACATATTTCTTTTGATTAAGAGTATTTTCAATCAAATAGATATAACCCATACTATTTCTCCCTTGTTATTATTTATGTCACTTAAGTTTTACACGAACATTCAATTGGTTGGAAACAATGTTCTCGTCCGTGGTTATGAAAATGGTAAGAGTGTCATGTTCAAGGATGAGTTCCAACCAACTCTCTTTGTTAACTCTAACCGAGAGTCAAAGTATAAAACACTAGAGGGAGATAATCTAGAACCCATTATTCCGGGTTCTATTCGTGACTGTAGAGAGTTCTACAAGAAGTATGATGGTGTAGATAATTTCAAGATCTATGGTAATGACCGATATGCATTCCAATACATCTCTGAAAAGTATCCTGAAGATGAGATCAAGTTTGATATCAGTAAAATTAATCTCATAACAATTGACATTGAGGTTAAGTCTGAAGAAGGATTCCCTGATCCAGATTCTTGTTCTGAAGAGATGTTAACCATCTCTGTTCAGGATTACACAACAAAAAGAATTACAACCTGGGGTAGAAAGGCATATACTCCATCCCAGAATAATGTAACTTATTATCATTATGAGAATGAGATTGACATGCTCAACTCATTTATTGCGTGGTGGAATAGAAATCCTCCAGAGATTGTAACTGGGTGGAATGTAAAACTGTATGATATTCCATATCTGTGTGGAAGAATCGATCGCATAATGGGTACAAAGAAGTTAAAACTTCTTTCTCCTTGGGGTATTGTGAGTAGGGAAGCAGTCTTTATTAAAGGTAGAGAGTTTAATACTTTTGATATTGCTGGAGTCACCACTCTAGATTATCTTGAACTTTATAAGAAGTTTACTTATAAGGCTCAGGAATCATATCGACTTGACTACATTGCAGAGGTAGAACTCGGTCAGAAGAAGTTGGACCACTCGGAGTTTGATACCTTTAAAGACTTCTACACAGGTAACTGGAAGAAGTTTGTAGACTATAACATCGTTGACGTGGAACTTGTTGACCGTATGGAAGACAAGATGAAACTGATTGAGTTGGCATTGACCATGGCATATGACGCCAAGGTGAACTATGTTGATGTGATGTTCCAAGTTCGTATGTGGGATACCATCATCTATAACTATCTCAAGAAGAGAGATATTGTTGTACCTCCTAGAGATAGAAGTGAGAAGGAGAAGAGGTATGAAGGTGCATATGTTAAGGAACCGATTCCGGGAAAGTATGATTATGTTGTAAGTTTCGATTTAAATTCTCTTTATCCACATTTAATTATGCAATATTCAATTTCACCAGAAACACTTGTTGAAAAGCACGAACTTAATAATCGTATTGCAGAATTGGAGAAAATGTTGTAGAATATCCACATCTTATAAATAATAATGTGTGGATACAATAAAATAAATGCAACCAAAATTCAACATAACTAAAGAACAACTACATCAACTTTATATTCTTGAAAATAAAAGTCGTAAAGAGTGTGCTGATTTTTTTGGATGCTCTGATCCTCTTATTAAACAAAAAATAAAAAAATATGGACTCCAAAAACCTAAACATTTGGAGAATAAAAATAAAGAAAGAAAGGAAACTCTTTATTGTGAAAATTGTGGTTCTCCATTTATTGTAAGCAGATTTAGAGCAATAAGTGAAAAATGGAAACTTCGTTTTTGTTCTCATTCTTGCTCTACTAAATTTAGATATTTGGGTAAAGAGCATAAGAGGGCAGTTTTAAACTCTATTGCTGCTCGCAGAAGATGTAGGATAATAGATGCTTTTGATGAAACTGCAAATCAACAAAAAATAAATAAGATTTATTGTGAAGCAAAACGATTAACAGAAGAAACTGGTATTCCTCACGAAGTGGACCACATAATTCCAATTTCAAAAGGAGGAAAGCATCACGAAGACAACTTGCAGATTATTACTATGAGTGAAAACCGCAAAAAGCATACTAAAATTATGGAGAATTGAAATGTGGAAAGATGTTCGTCAAATGTCTCCCCAAGAAATTAAAGAAGAATTGGAAGCACTTAAGAAAGTAAGAGAACTTTCTAGTCAAGTGAATGTAGATAAACTTCTTAATCAAGAACTAGATTTAGAACCTTTGAAAAAAACTAATCTTACTATAACAGCAAACGGGGCACTCTATCATAGGGTGAAAGGTATGCTGCCAGAACTGATGGATAAGATGTATAAGGAAAGAACAATCTTCAAAAAGAAAATGATTGTTGCTAAACAAGAATACGAAAAAAAACCATCTAAAACTCTAGAAAAAGAGATAGCAAGATGTGATAACTTCCAGATGGCTCGTAAGATCGCATTGAACTCTTGCTATGGTGCAATTGGTAATCAATACTTCCGCTTCTTCAAACTTGCCAATGCAGAAGCAATTACCATGTCAGGTCAAACTTCTATTCGATGGATTGAGAATAAGGTAAACGGGTATCTAAATAACTTATTACAAACTCAAGATACGGATTATGTCATTGCATCTGACACTGACTCAATCTATATTAACTTTGGACCTATTGTTGATAAATTTCTTTCTAGTAAGTCTGATAATAAGGTTGAGGTTGTGTCCATACTTAATAAGATCTGCGAAGAGAAGTTGGAACCTTTTATTGAGGAGTCTTACCAGGAACTTGCGACGTATGTAAACGCATATGATCAGAAGATGCAGATGAAACGGGAGAATATTGCAGACCGTGGAATCTGGACAGCAAAGAAGAGATATATTCTCAACGTATGGGACAGTGAAGGTGTCCGATATTCAGAACCTAAACTGAAGATTATGGGTATTGAGGCAGTCAAGTCATCTACACCTGCACCTTGTCGTAAGATGATTAAGGATGCTCTTAAGTTGATGATGAATGGAACTGAAGACGAGGTAATTGAGTTTATTGAAGACTCTAGACAAAAATTCCGTAAGATGCAACCGGAAGATATTGCATTCCCTCGTTCAGTGTCTGATGTGAAGAAGCATAGGAATCATTCAACTATCTACGGTAAGGGTTCTCCTATTCATGTTCGTGGGGCTCTTCTATATAATCATTATATTAAAGAGAAAGGTCTGACGAATAAGTATTCTTATATCAATAATGGTGAGAAGATTAAGTTCATCTACCTTAAGACCCCAAACATTATTAGAGAAAATGTAATCTCGTTCATTTCAGATTTCCCTAGTGAGATTGGTCTTGACAGATACATTGACTATGACCTACAATTCAGCAAAGCATTCCTAGAGCCACTCAAGACTATTCTTGATGCTATTGGATGGCATGTTGAGAAAACTGTAAACCTTGATTCGTTTTTTGTTTAATGGACTTCTTACGCGATATTGTAAAAGAGATTGGAGATGAATACACACAACTCGCAGCAGACATTGACGAAACTGAAACATACGTTGATACTGGTTCGTTCATCTTTAATGCTCTTGTATCTGGGTCTATCCGTGGTGGTGTTTCTGGTAACAAAATCACTGCAATTGCTGGTGAAAGTTCTACTGGAAAGACTTTTTTCTCACTCGCAGTGGTCAAGAACTTCTTGGATACTAATCCCGATGCATATTGCCTTTATTTTGATACTGAGGCAGCTATCACTAAGTCACTCTTAGAGAGTCGTGAAATCGACCTTAATCGTCTTGTCGTTGTTAATGTAGTGACTATCGAAGAGTTCCGTAGTAAGGCACTCCGGGCAGTTG